TGTCTTCTTTGTCTATAGAATATCTACTATTATAATTAGACCTGTTAACAGGTTTATTTTTCATTATATCTTCAAGTTCTAATGAAGAAAGATGAGGAAATTGTTTTGCTAGTTCATTTACTGGAATAGATTTAACCTCACCAACATAATATATATCATCAAAATAAGGGGAATCGGTGTAAGAATAAACAAGATTTGCAGGATCAACATAATCAATAACCACACCTTCAGAAGTGTTAAAAGAGGTTTTAACAGCGCCAATACCTAAAACCGTTAAATCATAATAAAATCTTTTCTTTGTTAACTCATAATTATTGCCTTCAAATAAAACATTTAAAGCTTGTTCTTCAGCAAGTTCTACTGATTGCTTGTAACTAAGTTGCATGTGAAGTTGAAGTTCTTCTTTTGTTTCTGGTAATTCTTTTTCTTCACTTTCTTTAGTATTTACACCAAAAGTTTCTGCTGCAAAATTATCAAATTGTTGAAATTCCATATCGTTTAATATAGATTCCATATATTTAGTTCTTTCTTTAACACCAGCTGGATCTTGAGAAAAAGCTTTTACATCGTAAGTTCTTTCTGCAATACCATTAACTACTATATCAACAAATTTAGAAATAATTGGAACTGGCTTCCAATCTAAATTAAGATAGGACAAGTCACCATTTATAGACAACTCATCCTTATATTTTTGGATTGATTGCTCGCCTCTTGCGTACAATCTTAAATTATGATAATTATTTTGACTAGATCTATATTTATTAAGACTTTTGTCGTTGTTAAACCACTCTGTCTCTATAGCTCTACCTACTTTTAACCCATACTCTTCGCTTGACTTTTCAGCATCGCTCACAGTTTGACTAGGAAAATAACTTTTAATGCCAGACTCTGCCATATATTTATTTTATTATTTTAGAATTATAACCAGTATTTTTATACTTGGAAATACTTATGTTTAATTTTGGTTTTTCTATCTTTGCATTCGGGGCATATAAATGCCTATTGTTTGCCATGATTGCTAAACCTGAACTTATTGATGCGTCAAACTTTGTCCGCTTTGTTATATCAAATCTAGCCCAATCATTTAATAAATCATTAAAGTATAGATTACCAAATGTTCCATCTTGCTGCATGCCTACGTGATCCTGAATATACATCTCTATTGCCGCCGCATGAGCTTGTTTTATATCTTCACTGGAGTTCGGAATGCCTCCAACTTCTTTTTCTGCTACAGATAATTTATTCCATATTTTATCTGGTCTATTCATGCTAAATCCTCTATAACCTCTACGTCTGAGATAATAAAGTAATCTAGGTTTATTGTTCTCTGCTAATATTGGCATACCATAAAAAACTATTGCCATTAATACATCTTCAAAAAATATTTCAGCCGTAGGTGGTCTTGATAGATATTCTAAAAAGAAACTGTTTGCAGGAGCGTCCTCCATACTAAACTTGGTTAAACCATGTAATGCTCCTTTAGAACCTATACCATCTACGGTTCCTGATATATCATATGAGTCGCAACCAAAGGCCCCCATATGTTCATTACCAGGATATTTAATACCATTTTTAAGCACCACTCTATTTTGCAATCCAGATTTAGGCACCCAACTAACTTTAAATCTACCTTTTGGATCTGGATAAAATATAACTTGAGAATCTTTTATTCCATTAACCCATTGAAAATTACCTGTTGTAATTCCTAAAGTTCTAGACATCTCTTCGTTATAATCTATTTGTTCGTATATTTTAACAAGGTTAAATATACTATTTTTTGTTTCGTCTCTAAAAGCGTGTTCTTCTGTTCTTGGAAATTGGCGATAAAACTCATTTAAAGCGTCTTGGTCATCTTTTAATCCATCAGCTTCATTTTGCCAATTATCTACAACGCCAACATCTATTAATTCCCCGTCTGGGGCGAACACATCGACGTCAGGAGTATTAAATACTGGAACTCCATACTCGTCAATAAATCCTTCGTAGTTCCATTCCATTGGGATAAACAAAGAATAGAGACCAGACTTTGTCTGACCATTTCTATTTCTTTGAGTGACATCGGATGCGTTGTATAGTTTTTTAAAATTGTCTCCACCTTTATCTAATGCGTTTGAAGTTGAGCCCATCATACATTTACCTATAATCCTACTACCTAATCGTAAACATGTTTTTGTAACTCTCCAGTTATTTAATATATTATCAGGTCTTTCCCACTTACCACTTTCATCATGTACTAATAGATTAAGTTTTTCACCATCATAACTATTATCACCAGTATTCTTCCAATCTATTGTTGTGTCTAATCCTTCTAACTCTTCTAACTTCTCATTAGAGGTTATTTTTTTTCTTGTAAATTTACTAGCTGGCACTCTATATGCTAATTCTGTTTTAGGTCGATCCATACCATCTTGAATCGGTTTAAAAAAGAATGGATAGTTTATACTAATTGGTACTATTTTATCAGTAAACATTTTCTTTGCATCTGCACCTGTTTTAGAAAGCACCCCATATCTACTATCACTTGCAAGAGTGGCTAAATTAACTGTTTCGGCAGACGACATAAAAGAAAATCCTGAACGCCTATTTTTAAGATAACACATACCATAACATCTTTTGTCTGCTTTACAAGCCTCCCAAAAGATAAAAAACAATCTATTGGCCTCTCTAAAATCTGGAGCA